TTTACATATATAGTAATTAATTTATTTCACGCTAGGAGCTTAAGTGAAGATAAATCCTTTAGATGCTCATGACCGCTATGAATATCTCACTAAACAATCCTTTGATATTGCGGAATGCTGCCAAGATCTTATTAATAAAAGGCCATTTGGCGATCACCCTTTCTATATATTTGCTCATACCAGAACTGAGGATGATGGGGCTAATAAGCGGCTAATATGGCAGCCAAGACTTACTAAACCTAGAGCTCAAACAAATTCGATGCTGTTTAAGGCTTATCCAGGAACAGACATCATTAAAGTCATTTGGATGATTCCAGCGCGCGAACTGTGGGGTCAGTACTCTAAAGGCAAGATGACGCAAAATAAGACCGTTTCTGACAGCATACATGACTTCCAGTTCAATAGAAATAAATTGGAAGAAAGAGAGGAGGATGATATGACAGATAAACAGATCGATGCGATTTATAGGGAGATATCTGTTAATGCCAAAACAAAAAGATCGTTACAGCATTGAAGAGTTGATCAAAACATTCGAACAACATACATGCAAAGCAGAAGAAAATCAGAAAGAATTGGTGAAATCATTTAAAGAAAATAATCCCGGAAAACCCCTACCACATCTTCTTAAAGACTCTTTCAACATATGCAGGGCATTCTTAACATTTTCAAGAGAAATCAAAGACATTAAAGAAGATTTAAAGAATCTTAAACTACATTCTTAGGAGGCGTGCCCAACTTCTTCTTAGTGACGGGAGCGTATCCAACGGTATTCGACCTAAGCTTTCCAATAGGATTTTTATGGGATGTTCCATAATACATTCCCATGCCAGGATGTTCTTTGGGGGTAAGACCAGAACTCCCATCGTCAACGCCTCTGCCAATAAAGTTTTTAACCTTTCTTGTCTTCGGCATTTTTACCATAAAAGATCTCGTTAGGTGAAAAGCATTCGGCTTTTTGAGGAATTGGTCCTGATTCTAGGGATCCAGCTTTGTTGCTCCCAACAGGAGTACGAAACCCAATACCATAATCATTCCCAGCAGCCATAGAAGAACTTGTGCGGTTATCATAGGAGGGACCTTTAAATTCAAAAGGATAATTTCCGTTTACTTTTTGTCGAGGAGCTATAGGATCTTTTAAGACTTTAGCCATGATTTTATCCTTTATAAGGGGTTACATCTACTTATATAAGGGGTTATACCTAATATTGGGCATAAGTTAGTATAAGTGGTTAATGACGCCTTTGGCCGGCTGAAACCTCACAGATTAAGGCGAAAACCTCTGTTGAATCGTCCGAGTGCATCCAATCACTTGGCCATTCAAATCTAGTATCTGTAGCCAGGTTTCATTGGGTGACCTTTTACTTTACTGTCGCCCTTTTCCTGATCTCTTTTAACCATTTCTGTAGTGTCAGGATACTCTGTTCCAACATGACCTGATCCTTCAGCCGAACTGTAGTGTTTAAGGCTGTTTTTTGATTTCATGGACATATCGGAAGTGTGTGGGTATCCACCGTAATCTGTAATTCTTCTACCGCTCATATAAATAACCCCTTTCGGTTGTTAAACTTTATTTTTAAAGTATCAGATTAAATAAATTTTTAGCTATTGAAGTAATCGATTTTTTAGAAGGCTAACTTACCGGATTGCCCATACCCTGTTCAGGCTGCTGTTCTTGCGGCATAGAAGTGCCATTCATTAATTTAGAGAGAAATTCATTTTGATTAGCTTCTTTGTAAGCTTGATGCTTTTCCAAGTCTTCAATGTTCTTCTGTTGGTAATCAAAAGATTGAATTTCGTTCATCTTTAATTGTGTTTCTATTTCTCCATAGCGGGCAATTACTTCCACCATTTTTTCCAAAGCTTCCATTTTTGCCTTAGTCGAGAGCGCCCTGTTTTTACTAATTTCCGAAATCCTTTCTTCCAGTAGCCCAACATTACTTTCGAATCTTCCGTAGCGTTCTTTGGCAGAGGCGATGTGGTTTGCTGCTCGTGCATAAAGCTCCTTGAGTTTTGCATCTTCTATGTTATGTTGGACGTTTTGTAACTCTTGCTGTTGAGCCGCTACTTGTTGTTCTTGCTGCTTCAGAAATTCCATTGCTTCGTTTTTACCGGTGATATTGAGATGTGGCACAATCATCGATGGTGGGAAGACCTCTCTTCCAAAGGCAGCGTTAATATCTAAAAGGCTTTGTGCTTGCATATTCTGCTGTGTAGCGGTAAGTTCACCCTCTTCTACAATGACTTGAAACTTAGCAAAGACTTTAGAGTGAAATAGAGGACTAGGTTCTTCGCCTATCATGAGAGCGACTTTCTCAGCATTCCAGTTATTTTGAACGATTTGAAGGCACCTTTCCCCTACAAATTTTAGAGATTGATCCCACTGGTCAAAGTACTTCTGCAATACCATAAGGTTTGCAGCCTGCTTAATAAGAGTGGTGAGAGTGCTTGACTGCTTATCGTTTTGCCCAGACCAATTTTCAAGGTCTACGCCCGATGTTCCAAAGATCAATGATCTTAACTGATCGGCAAGGGCAAAGTCGGATTCTGGGACAGCAGAAGGTTGTATTTTTTCAATGTCGGTCATTTCGTAGCCTTCGTTGACTACAATATCCCACCCTTGACCTGATTTCTTTAAATTGTCCTCGTTAGCTACAGCGCCTACTTTCCTTTTCCACCCTTGGTTGATCGTAGCTTCCGAAATATCGTGATTAATAATAATGCGACGATTAAGAAGGTAATTGCTATCGCGCATAGTACGAACAAGCCCGCGACAGCGCAAATCATAGTAGTTAATGTGCGGTTCATAATTCCAGAATACTGGAATGAAAGGACAGTCATCAAAACCAAGAGGATTGTCCCCCTGAAACATAAGTTGATCATTGAGCACCACCGCTAGTTTCCAACAAGGGACTTCTACAGTCACCATTTCAAGATCTGGGATTTGAGAAACTAAAAGAGCTAAATTTTCCTCTCCGCCACCTATATCAAAAAATTGGTTCCTCTTTCTGGAATAAAGCCTTTTCTTTTTACGTTTCCATTTGTACCATACATAGCTAAGAACCATGAGGTCGTTGCGTGCCATGTTGTAATTTTCTGGAAGAAAGTAAAAGCTTCCGTATCTCTGTGGTGTTCCCGCCATTGGTGCAATATTTTGAAGCTTATCTGGAAATCGGAATTCCGCCTCTTTCTTTGAAATGTACTCCTGACACCACACGAATTGTGCGTCTGACATGTCAAAATTGCGGAAATACGGATCTACTAGAAACGAATTGTATTCCCACAATTTCAGCTTTAATTGACCTTGTGCTGGATCATCTGCGTTGTAATCAAGGTATGGCTGCAAAAGAACCATTCCCGTGATTGTCGCCTGCTCGCATGCCCTAGAGAACTGCTCGTGAATCCCCTCTTTATTGGCGACGTGCGTCATTAAGCGCGTGTATTGATCTGTCGTTTGCGAATCAGCCCCTTCACAAGGAATGTAGTTAAATGATTTGCGGTGCTGGCGCTGGTAGCCTGTCACCATGTTTACAGGCTGCTGAAGAAGATTGAAATAAAAATTTTGATAGCTGAAAGAAGGAGTGAAATTAAAATAGCGATTGATAAAGGTTTGGGAACCTGCATAGAAGAGTGTGTCTATGTTACTTTGATTCCAGCGTGCTTGTTCTATGGGTTGAAACTTGCTGTAAAGGTTGTCCAACCACTGTCTTACGTTTCCTTGATTCGGTTCTAAAGAATTATTCCATGGAGGATAATAGAAGGACAAGGAAGCCTCAAAAATATTTTATATATTCTGAGGCAAATGTATCATTTAATATTTTATTTACGCTACATAGAGCAGACCGCATGATTTTCTTTATTTAATTGACCAACTTAGATAAAGTGACACTAGTAAATTTTAAAGAAAAAGGAATATATGGGCTCATTGAACATTCAAGAAATCATCAATTCATTGGTAATCGGCGGCCTATTTGGATATGTATTTATTAAAATATCCCAAGTTAAGAATAATTTTAATTTATTTGAAAAAACTGTCTTTAAATTTGTTCAGCAAGATGTCAATGAATTACAAAGAACAAAATACGACAAAATCTCTAGAGAAGAATTATTAGGTTATGTCAATCAACTAGAAAAAAGAATCTTAGTAATTGAGACAAAAATTGAGGAAAGAGAAAAGACTTGAGAACAAAGACTTTCACTATAGACTTCTATAAATAGAACGCAACAGATTTAAAGTACAATCCTAATGAAATAATGATCTTTATTCTTCCTTATAGAAAGGCCTTCCCTTGAGCTCATATATGAATTTTTCCACGCGTTTGCAATCTTTATAGTCGCCTCTGAATAATACTATAGCGCATCCCAAATGAGGCGAATCTGCTGTTAATGTGCATCTCTTCATGTTGTGGAAACACTCCAAAGCTTTGAGAAAAGGATCATCTCCCACATCTTCTTTATTCTTCCATGTGCCGCATGAATATTTCGAGTCTATTATTTCAGTTCCGCACATATCGCAGGTTGTTATCATAAAATAATCCTTATGGGTTTGTTGACGGGGTGATAATATTCATTAACATGAGAGCAATTAACATGAACAGTTACATTTCGTGGCTGAAGGCCCTTTGAATCAGCTACCTTCCTGCATATATCTCTTGGGTCATAAAATCCATATGATTCATGAACATGACCGCACACATGAAGCTTAAGAGTTTGTGAATGCGCAGAAATCCAAGCGCTCAAAGATGAACTACCCAAAAGCCTTCCTGGCGCAGACCTATCTAACATTCCATTAGATGGCCCATGAGTAATAAGAATATCGGTATCATTTGGAATTTTGGCAAATTTGGCCTTTAATTTGCCCTCAGATAGCATAAAAGCTTTGCACTTGGGATGTACACCATGAAACCAAGGAGTCCAAGGAGAGCCGTAAATCTTGAGGCCTTCGAATTCGGTGCCAGAGTCCCAGAGGTAGTCCGTTTCGTCATCACCCCAATCAAACTGACTCATTGCAACATTGTCATGATTTCCGGAAATGAAAATCTTTTTCCGATAGAGCTGAGCTTTCAGCCACTGAAAAAAATCTAAATACTCATCATAATGATCTGTGCGTGTCAAATCCCCAGCCACTATAAGCAAGTCACCGGCTTCAAGTTTAGGGTAATAACCATGGGGATCTGCCACACAATCAATTATCATCTTTCCTCTCTGTTTCCCTCTCTGTTATTTTACCGCCTTTGCCAAACCGAAATTTTTCATTTATCATTTTCAGTAATTGTTCTTTTGCTTTTTCCGTTTCCCACCGATTCTTTATAGGGGCATCTTTTTTGTCTGTTTGATACAAATCAATGATCATTTTTGGGCATCCCAATATTTACAGTTTCATCAGAAAGATAAAGATTCATCCAGGAAGTAACCCATTCTCCTCTCGTAGCATTTCTACAGGAAGGGTCATTAGCGAGGAAAGTCAATGAATCACGTAAAAACTTAAGAAGAATATATTTCATTTCATCTGATTTGGTATCAATAATCATTTTTTACCATTTTTGTTATAGGATCTAAAAAAACGACTCATTATAATATAAATCCCAAATAATGCAATTCCCTTTAATAAATCCCCCAAATTCGCTGCTTGATCAGAACAAATCCAATCAATCATGATTAATTAACCTCTCTAAAAGTTCCGTGACAATACGCTCACCGCTTTGGCGCGTAATATGCCCTATTTTCAACATAGAAATAAGCTCTTTACTGGTTTTATTGATTACCTCATTTTCTTCAATAATGGCGGGTGAACAGTTCCATATTTCTTTTACCCAACTAAACCAGTTACTCATGATTATCCTGCCAATGCTTTTTATAGAATTTCTTTACTCCTTTTACTTCATCTACGAACTCTTCATAGGTAAGACCGCTGTTTATATATCCGCTGACTAACACACTCCAACACGCCCCGGCCCAGAGAGTAGGCTCGATCTGAGGATTATCTAAAATTGTTTTTCTTAATAATTGAAAAGCTTTTTCTGTCTTTTCTTGGTCATCATCCTTTGGCGATCTCTTTTTAATCATTTGTTCGCTCAATTTAAAAATTCTCGGATAGTCTTCTTTCTTATTGCCATTAGTAATATTGTCAAGGAATAATCTTCCAAAAAAGCATTCGCAGTCTCTCATTACATGCTTCCCACATTTGTAACACTTGCCATCCGCTTCAGCAACTTTATAGACTTTCATTTCCATATTTCAAAGCTCATCAGAGTTAAGTGCCATATTTACCCACCAATTCAAGCATCAAAATCTCGTCACAAGATTTACAAAATTTAACTTTTTTAATAAAAGTATTATACATTAGCGAATCTTTCACATAAAATGTTTCTGGATTTTCCCATTTATGAATTATTCCACATTTACACGGGCATCTTCTACATTTAGCAGGCAATGGAACCTCGCAATCATGATAAATACCTAGATCATCAATTACAAACTCAGGGGGATTTTTCCTGTAAAAATCATTAATGCCTTCATAGGGATCTTCTTTCATATTTTACAGCTCATCAGAGTTAAACTTGTACACCTTAAGCTTTCCCCTTGGGCCATTTTTAGCAAAATCACACAGAGAAGCGTAATTAAGTTGCATCCTGGCAACAAGGATGAGCCTTTCTTTTTCCGGCAACTGTTCCTCATAGAGGAGGCGACTAATGTCAATCATGGTGTGAGCAAGTACATGTGCTACGACTTCAATGTCTTGCTGTTTAAAGTAATCGGTAAGGTTTTTAGCAAGTTCTTTGTTGGTTATTTCAGGCATACTTTCCTTAGACAGATTTGATGTAATTTGCCCCTTCGAGGATTCGAACCCCACTAGTTAACATCGCATAGAGACTTATTGGAACGACTTAAGAAAAAAGGATACGCCTTTTTTACTAGATTTCTTAGCTCTATTCCACCCAGTGGATCAAGGGGCGTTAAATCTTTACTTAGGAAAAGTAAACCATGGTCGAAAGATTTTCAACGAAATTTAATTTTGGTGTTTAAAAAAAAATAAAGTTTTGACAAAAGGGTAAAATAGTCAACAAGGAGTGATTATGCCAGCTTATACGAGACTTAATTTACAAGACAGACAAACTATTGAGGCATGTGTCAAAAGCGGCCTTAGATACAACCGCATTGCCGATAAGGTAGGAAGAGCGCCAGAGACAATTAAAGAAGAACTTTTAAAAAATGGCGGTTACGAAAATTACAATGCTGAAATGGCGCATAATGATGCAATTAAAAGAAGGACTGAAGCCAATAAGAGAAGAGTCCAATCGAGAAAAATAAACCTTCCTTTTGATAACCCCTATCAATGGCAAGAACAGAAGATTAAACCAGAAAGAAAGTCTAAACTGGAATCTTTAGAATATAAACTCGATAAGTTAATCGAAATCTTAAGCAAGAAATAAACCTTATCTGTACCCGTAATAGTTTGAGGGCTTCCAATGCTGATTATTTTGGCTTCCTAGGGTTTTAGCGCTACCCTCGTACCTTGCAGGCTTGTGCGTGTTTACAGCGTACCTTAAAGCGTCTACGGCGTGATCGTTAACCTTTAACGGTTCATCCTCGCCTTTCTCAATGCATTTAGGGTGCCAAACGTAGCTTTCTATTTCGCGGATTAAGTTAGTGCATTCAGAGCAGATTAAAAGCTGCCCTGATTTAATATCGCCCTTAAGTAGCGATATCGTCCTAATAATACCGGCGTTGACATCGTTTTCGGCGTTGACAACGTGCAACCCTCGACGTTGCAGGTCCAGCTTAAAATTAGCAGCGGAAGGGTCGATGTAAATTGTTTTAACAGAATAGG